CGATGACTGATCAGAAAATCAGTCTTCATGCTTTTTTCGTACCTTTAAGAACGATAAACAATCATTTTGCGGAATTCATGTTTAACAATCGCCAGGGGAATTATACGGATGTTCTTCCTTATACTTTCCTTTCCGTACTTTATGGCATGATTTCCGATACTTCTATTTCAGTGGATGATCGCGTTGATATAATTCGTCTTTATGACTATATCGGTCTTCCTTTTGTCTCTAAAGGTACTACTACTGCTGCTCTTTTCATTTCTGATTGGCTTACGGCTAATTCGGCTTTAAGTAATTCTTCAATACGTGTCAATCTTGCTCCTTTTTTCGCTTATCAGAAAATATGGTCTGAGTACTTCAGGGATGAAAATTTGGCAGATGATCCTTTCGAAGTTTGGCTCAGCTATGGCTTTCCTGATGTCCGGAATATTGTCGGTCTTCAATCTAACACTCAAGGAATTTTCAATTCCGGTACGAGGCGTCGGCGTTTTGCAGAGTGTTTTCTTAAGCTTCGTCCGCGTGCCTGGCAACATGATCGTTTCACGAGTTGTTTGCCTTTTGCGCAGCGTGGTCCTGATGTACTTCTTCCTGTTGCCGGTCAGGTATCAGTAAGTCAGTCTGGACCTTCTTCGGATGCTGCTACCGTTGGTTGGGATGGTGATGACCAGACTCTTTTTACATCAGTTTTAGATCCTGGTGGTGAGTCAGGTCCTATTTCCATCGATGCTGAAATTGAAGGTATTAGTACTACCATCAATGATTTCCGGCGTGCCGAGAGGCTGCAGCGTTGGTATGAGAATAGTGCTCGTGGTGGTATTCGTCCTAATGAAGCTACTCTTGCTCATTTTGGTGTTAAAACACCCGATGCGAGTCTTGATCGGTCAGAATTCCTTGGAGGCAATATGCAGCCGATAGTTGTTTCTGAAGTTGCCCAGACTTCGCAGACTACTTCCGGTGCAACCGGATCTCCGCAAGGAACTTTGGCCGGTAAGGGTACTTCTTATAAGTCTCAGCGTCTTTTCCGGCATTTCTTTACTGAGCACGGTTTTGTCTTCGTCTTTGCTTCTGCTCTTATTCGTCCTGCTTATTGGCAGGGTATTCCCCGTGTTTTCTCTCGTATGCAGCGTGACGAGTACTATTGGCCGGAGTTTGCCCTTCTCGGTGAGGAACCCGTGTTTGACAAAGAGCTCTTTGTCGATGGTTCAACTACTGAAGATGGTGTCTTCGGGTATGTGCCGCGCTACAGTGACTATAAATCAGCTACTCCAGAGTGCCATGGGGATTTCAGATCTTCTCTTGCATTCTGGATTAATCCTCGTACTTTTGCAAATCAGCCTCAGTTAAATGAGGAGTTCGTTTTTGGCAATCCTGCTAAAACGATGTTTGCAGTTCAGAGCGATTATGCGGATTCTCTTCTCGTAACCATTAGGCATGGAGTCAAGGCATCTCGTCTTATGCCGTTCTATGGTGTTCCGACCATCTAAGCCTTTGTGGCGTTTGAACGTGGCCCCCGGCGGCCTGAGCCGGTAACTTTATATCAATGATACGTATTTTCGAAGAACTATTTTTGTTTCCTCTTGATGACGGTGAACCAGCTGTATCTGGTAAGACCCCCTTTGTGGGGTCTCTACCGGATACATTTGCGGCAAGTTGCCCGTACGCAGCCGCAGTTAAGGATAGGCCGTTTCGGTGTGATCACTTAAAATGCCCGCAACACCTTGTAAAATGCTTTTAAATCGCTTCAAATGGATGAAATGACCCAAACCCTTACTCGCCCCCGTTTCGCGTCTCAGTGGGACGAATTTGTGCCTTTGAAAGGGCAGGTTTTCAAGGAGCCTTCCCGTACTGTTCCGGATCAATCTTTGACGATTCCGGAGATTATTTCCCGCTTCACCCGTTCCGGCCTTGTGCCGGCAACGGTTCGGCTGGCCGATAATGGCGGTAATATCGCCGCGGATCCTGAAAGTGATCCGCTCGACGATTATTTTTCCGCCATGGAAGCGCGAGCTTCCGCTAAGGCGGCCGCTCGTTCGGTGGATCCGGTTCCGTCCGAATCCGATCAGCCAGGAGACCCCGCGCCCGCGCCCGCGGGCGCGTGACGTGCGCACGTTCCTTACTTGACAATTTAGTGCGCATTCATACTATGGTGTAACTCAATTAGTTACACTAGTGAATAGGCGAAAGCAACAACTAATAGCAAATCTTGATTTGCTGCCCCATAGAAGGGGGTTCGGGGGAAACCCCTGAAGCGAGGCCGGCAAGCCGTCCGGCACGACTGAGGACGAGGACGCAGGACGAGGACGAGGAAGTAAGGACGGATCCGGTGCCGAAGCGGAAGGGAGTTCCCCCCGACAAAAAGAGTTTTTTAAAAATGCCCATCGTTAATGGATCATATGTAGCTGAATCTCTTCCTGATTCCAGGCAGGCGCAGCAACAAGTATTCGGATCTTATTCCAAGAGGGATATGAACGATTATTCTGCTGCGGCCTATAATTACCTTATGAAGCAGCAGGAACAGGCCTATAATTTGGAGCTCTGGCACTTGATGAATGAATACAATTCGCCATCGGCCCAGATGCAGCGGTATCAGGATGCCGGCTTGAATCCGAATTTGATTTATGGCCAGCAGAATACGGCCTCTGCTCCTGCTTCCGCTTCTTCTGCCTCTTTCCGTACTGGTAATGTGCAGTCTCGGCAGCAGCAGAATGCACTTAATATGATCGGTCAATTCCGCAATATCGTTCAGTCCGCCTGGGAGACGTACAAGTACTTTACTCCCTATGAGCGTAATATGCGGTCTTTTGATCAGATGCTAGGTGGCTTGAATCTCCGCCGGTCCCAGGCTGACGTTGACTATTTGGAGTATTTGACATACGGAATAAATGCCCGGGATCCCGTTCATGGTCCTGAGTATGTTCCTGGATCTCCCCGTGCTCAGATGTATAATTTGGATGCGAATACAAAGCAAGCGCAGTATGATAGGCTTGTGGCTCTTGCCAATATGATTCCTGATCAGATTGCGAGGACTCAGGCTCTTGAGGAGTTGGATCGTAAGCGTTTGTCGATACTTCAGGGTCAAAATGATGCGGTTCTTAATATCCATACCGGTAATTCGACTGTGGATTCATGGCTTAAAGCCTTGATGTATTTTGCTATGTCAAAACTTTGACTTATCTTTGTGAAAACCTGGGGTAAAGGTGTGACACAACTTTTTTTATGTTATCCATTTCTTAACATAATATTTAGTTGTGTCTCACCTGGGGCCCCAGGGATGTATTACCCATTAACCCATTTACCCCATGAAAGCCGTTAGATCCTACAAGATGTACCGAGGCAGGTTTTCCTGTATGACGGAATTCTTTAGTGATGAGACCGACGAAGTCGATCAGTTATTTGATTCATTGCACCCGGAGGGTGCTATGTCCATTCAAGAATGGATTGATTCACACGATCAATATCATTTGATTGTGGCTGCACCGCCTTCCTTTAGTCCCTCCATTATTCATGGAGAGATAATTCGTTTTCTTCAAACCCTTAAACAAATGTACGAACAATGAGACGCTATCGTTCCCGTGGTTACCGCCGTGGTGGTCGCAGGCGCCGTCGCGGCTATCGTCTTAGCCGCGGTGGTATCCGCTTCTAGTGGATTGTTTTGCACCCATCGAAATTAGGCTTCCTGATGGCCGCCTGCAGGTTGTTAGGTGTGGCAAATGTCTTGCTTGTCTTTCTCATCGTCAAGCTGAATGGATCGGACGTTTGAAAGTTGCCTTGGATTTTAATCCAGGTACTTCTTATTTTGTTACTTTGACTTACGATGATGCTCATCTTCCTAAAAATGAAGATTTGTCTGTAGATCTTTCTGAAGTTGACGAAATACCTCTTGTTCCTACTGTTAGGAAAAGGGATATTCAGAAATTTCATATGGATCTTAGGAAAAGGTTTCAGCAAGGCTTCTACTATGATAATACGCTTGGATTTCCTTTGCGTATTGAATTACCTTCAGATATCAAGTTCCGTTATTACTGCACTAG